TCTTATTCAAAATATATCTAACTAACCACGAAGCTGGAGCAAAATTAGTTGCAGCATAAGTCAGAGGAATAATACCCAATAAATTACGATATGAAAATCTGTCAAATTTCATCATAAAAAAAGATAATAAAGATATAATCCCAATAGAATCGTCTGCTCGCTTAACATATTTTGCATACCCAAACTTCTCATAAAGATACTCTACTACTGGTGTCGCTTCAATAGTACGTGGCACCCACATTTCCCAAGTCAGAAGACCTTTTGCATAAGCAAGATCTAATAATCGAGAAATTAATTTTGACACAAAATTTCCACACTCTAAAGAGAAACCAACGCTCAACTTATTAATATATTCAACCACACCATCATACCCATTAATCAAGTAGTTCACAATAACACTTTCAAACGTAAATTTTAACGTCTTCTCTACATTCACGGTGCTAGTGTATTCTAAAACAAACTCATCAATGAATTCATGGATATCTTTTGTGCCAGACTCAGCTTTAACACTCCTACAATTCAAACAAAATTTTTCAGTACATTTCACAACCTCTTTGGGTTGTCTTTTCATTTTTGTCTGTTCAACTGGAAGTCTGAGACACTTATCACAAGTGACACGTGTAGTGGCAAGACATTTTCTACATATCCTGACTTGGTCATTCTTATTGTCAAGACATACATATAAACCAGATATATCACACTTAAAATTACATAAAGAGCAAGGGTAATTGCCTGGGGTAGTAAACTTCGGTATACAACCAAATCGAGATCGGTCGACTATCAAATATTTATTCTTCGAAGATTGTGTATCATGTTCAATCGTCATTTCATCTTCACTAACAGAAATGTCCTCTTTTTCTTCGTCCTCATTCTTAAAAATTGTGACAGAGTCACTATCCTTCTCATCGTCTCCGGAATGAGGTCTAGCACACACACAATGCTCGCAAACAACATTACAACCTGGGCACAATCTTATATCTGGATTACCAGATGCTACTAAAGATCTCTGCAATTCAAACCATGACTTACTCACTTCAGTCAAATATGCTAATAATTTGCCAATACTTATTTGTCGCATTTCTTCACCTCTCCACATTACTGGTTCAAAACAGTAGCTATCAGGGGTATGAACTCTATAGATATCATCAACATCTTCAGTATAGACAGTATTTTTTTTGCCTCCTTCTAATCTTCACTTTCATTACATTAATTCGAAAAATGTCTGGAAATAAAGTATTTGGATATACTCGTCGAACTTTTTCAGGATCCATTTCACATGAGGGAGAACCATCATTTGACATTTTACAAAAATCAGTCTTAATTCTCACTTCAATATGTGCATGAAAGCGGCGATGAAATGCAGCCGGCTCTTTCGCAACTTGAGGTATACCATATTCTGGGTCATTTGAAGTCAAAGCAGCGACCATACAATTACAAAATACTTTGCCTTTTGAATCCAAATCAGCTTTTTCTAAGACAAATTGTTCGCCATTAAGTGCTCTACCAATAGGTGTAGCATAATCATCAACTGATTTCGTATCTAAAACAAAATCTGGGTCGTCAAACTTCCATCCCAGTGTATCATTGTAAACATTATCCCAATGTTTTTGTTTGAGATTTATAGTCGCTATGGTATTATCATGAACTGGGAATCTATTAGATTTCAATATATGTCGTATCAAAGAAGTAGACAAATGAGACTTACCAACACCAGTTCCACCAGTCATAGTGAAAGCAAAAGGTTGAACACGATTATTTTTTCCATTCTCGCGCGCAACTATATTCACCTTCATTTGTTGCAATTTGTCTAAATAGGTTCTAGCTATGCTAACATCACGTGGAGACATGTAAATTTGAATTTCTTCAATTTTTGACATAACATCTAAAACATGACTCTCAAAGTCCAACCATTCTCCAGACAGACAACCATTAAGAGCAGAATT